CGTCCGGGCCGAACAGCCCATAGACCTCCCCCGTCGCAGTCATGAACATGATGCGCTCACCCATGAGGATGTAGTTCGAGAACGGCTTGTCCGGGTCGCCGCCGGTAAAGCCGACCTCGATAATCGTCCCGGCCTCGACCCAGTCGTCGCCAATGGTGGCCCGCACCATATCCACCAGCCGGGCCACGACATCGCCCGTGCCGGCCACCACCTCGATCTTGCGCAGGCCATCGGCGGATATCTCGCCAACCTGTGCCCGCACCGCATCGAGGATGGACGCCTGCGCCGTGATCCGCTCGTCGGAGATATCCACCCATGCCGTGCCGCTCCAGCGGTAGAGCTTGTTGTCGTCGTCCGTATCGATCCACAGATCGCCAACGTTGCTGGCTGTGGGTGCGGTCGGCTGGGCAAACGTCAGCAAGCCCTTGGCGCCGGCATCCTCCCATTGTCCCAGCGTGGCGTTCCAGACCCGCACGAAGTTGTCGGCGCTGGTGTCGATCCAGATGTCGCCATCCAACAGATTGCCGGTCGGCGGCGTCGGTTGCCGGTAGACCTGCGTCTTGGCCTCGATGCTGGCCGTCATCTCACGAAGCGCAATCGCCGTCGCGTTGCGGAATTTCCGCGTGACGGTGTGCATCTCGGAGCTGGCACCCGTCGCATCGGCTGTGCCGGCGGCGAGGATTTCGAGACGGTCGCGCAGTTCGGCCTGTTCAGCGCGGAGTGACTGGAGCGTTTGGTAGACGTCCTGCTTTGTATCATCCAGCCCGATGCCGAGATCGTCATAGGGGACATCGACCGGCACGGCGAGAGGCGAGGATGCCAGCGTGTACCGGCCATCCGACATCAGCCCCCGAACGGTGAAGTGCCATATCCCGGCCTGGACGTTCAGGAACTCCGCGACTTGCTCAGTTCCGTCTACGACCTGCCTGATCGTGCCGTTGTCGCCAAGAGCCACAACCTCGAACGCGGTGTAATCCGGGCCGAGGACAGGCTGCCAGTAAAGACGCACGACATACACGCTGCCGTTTTCACCGGCACGAACAAAACTGTCCGCCTTCAGGCCGAATGGTGTGAAAGTCGAAATCAGCGGTGGTGGCGTTACTGTGCCCGTAGGGATATCGGTCGTGCTGTCACCGTTTTGCACATTCGGGCCATCGTCAACCAGATCGACCTCGGCAGAGAGATCGTTGCCGGGCCTGATACGCAGGATGCGATAAATGCCGGTTTCCTGATCGCGAATGCCAAAGGTGTACAGATCTCCGGCTTCGGGTGGCGATCCCGATATCGTGATGATGCTTTGCACGCCGGGATTTGTCGTCACCTGTCGCACGACCGATGTGCCGTCCCTGCGCCTGATACGAATGCCGTAGAACTTGCCTGCCTCCATAATGGCGGGCTCATCGAGCGTCAGCTGCTGGTTGGAAACAGCCACGATGCGTCCCGAGGCAAGGCCCTGCTGCACAACGTCATAGGCCATCGCCACGCGATCACCACGTTGAGCAACGAGATGTTCGAAATCGACCGTAAAGGTGTAAATGGCAGGACGCTCTTTAGCATCGGCATGCCTGTACAGGCCATGCTTGTAGACGATCTCGCGCGACGTGACGCCCGGAAACTCAGCCTGCTCGTAGAGCTTTGCGTTATCCTTGTTGTAACCGTCCGCAAAGCAAAGCAGTTCGTCCTCGATATAGTCCTTCTCGGCATTGACGAACTTGCAACGCAGGCCCTGAGGCAATGTCCTGTAGGTCTGGCTCCAGCGGAAATCGCGGCTGTTGCGAGGCGTAAAATGCTGGACGATAGGAGCGGACGCTTCTTCCCATGCCACCGACCACTTCCCATCCCGGAACGTCGGAACACCCCGCCCCGCTGCCGCGATGTCACGCAGCGTATCACGCACCGACGCGGTGAAATCGCGATACATGTCGAAGGCATAGCCCTTCGCACTGCAATGATCGGCAAACGCAGCAAGCCCGGAAAGATCGAGGCGGCTATCGGGGACTGCCCGTGCGTTGGCCGGCCCTTGCAGCACCAGGCGCATCAAATCACCCGGATTGCGCGTCTCCTTCGCATCCAGCCATGTCGATCCGTTCCAGCTTTTGCCGACAGATGTCACAAGCGCATTCAACGTATCGACCACACCGTTGAGCTGTTTGGAAGCCTTGATGCGCAGCGCAGTGATTGCGAGAGGCTTTCCGAATGTGATCGGCGGGTTATCGACCCGGAAGCTCTTGATGGCAGTCCATGTCACGTCCGAAAAATCACGCGTCGTGTTCTCGTCAGGGCTGAGACGCGTGACACGGATATCGTACCGGCCCTTGGCCACCCTGTAGCGAAAGGACCGTCGCACCGGATCATTTGTGGCGCCAGAGAGACGTACATTGCCCTTGCCAACCCAGCTATTGGCGCCGGCAACACTCATCTCGATCCTGAAATCGACATTCTTGCCTTCCCGCTTCCCTTTCTTGTTCACATGGCAAAGGCCGGCAGGCGCGACGAAATCGATAACCACCTCATCCGCTTCGTCTGCCGAGGTTCGGGTGACAGGAACGTTGTAGGCGGGATCGATCGACAGATCGTCCTGTACCACCTCGGAGGGATAGATCGTCTGTTCAGGGTCATCTCCATAGCCCTCGAACGTCTCGATCTCGACGCCTTCAAACTCGGCAATGGATGTGTCACCGATGCGGATGTCCTCGATTTTCATAGGGCCATAGCCCCAGACAAACAGCAGCCGCAGATACTGATCGTCGCCCTCGAACTCGGTGTAGGGCAGCGCGGCATATTTCGGCAGTGCACGGATCTTGCCGAGCACCACCGGGATCGGTCCCCATTTCGATGCGCCGTTTCGACCAGCCGAGATCGAATAGGAGGGGTTGTTGTCTTCGGATCTGGTCTGAGTGGGCGGGAACAGAGCGTTGATCGCAAGCCCGCCAACCATCATGATCGCACCGGCAGCCAGCGAGGCCACCACCTGCCCCGCGGTGCCCCCGATGGCCGCGGCGATGCCCAAGCCGGCCGGGCCAACAATGAAGGACGCTGCCACCGACAATGCGATCATGAGCACAGATTTCAGGATGCCGCCGATGGCTTTTCCTGCACGGGCGCGAACTGTGACATGAGCGCCGGATTTAACCCGCACCCTCGGCCATAGCGCCTGATCGACTGCGTGCCCCGAGACAGAGACATCGGCACCACGCGCAAGTCGCGAGACATGGCAGCGCTGTGCAACAGCGTCTACGATTTCTGCCAGCGACAATCCCGCCGGCAGGATCAGGATCTCCGCATGGGGCTTCAACGGATGTACCGCCGCCGTGACGGTGATCACGTCAGCAGGCCCAAGGATCTCGCCAGAGACAGGCGCGCGGACAAGTGCATTCATGGCGCTGCGCTCCTGTGACGATAAATACCTTCGACCCGACGCGACCAGCGGCCGGTGTCATATGGCTCGATGCAACTGGATTGGTTTTCGGGCATGTGGAGCATCAGGCCCCTGCGGACGATTATGCCGACATGCCACGGGGCCTGACGGATCAGGATGGCATCGAGCGGACGCTCACATCCCGGAGCGACGGGCATCCAGTCTGCCAGCCCCGCCTCGATCAATCCGGCAACAGCAGGCCGATCTGACGTGTCGGCGTAGCCATTCGAATGGTCAGGCAGGCCAATGCCCAGCTCCCCGGCATAGACAAGGCGCAGGAGCCCCCAGCAGTCGCAGCCATCGCGCGAGCGCCCGCGATCCCGCCAAGGCAGGCCGACATAGTGATTGAGATCGATCATGTCAGGTGGAAGCCCAGAGCCCGCCGAAGGATGAGGGTGTGAAATTGTCAGCCGGAAACGGCTCCGATGCCATCGTGTCGACCGTGAGCGACAGCACCACTGAGCCGGCATCCACATCAGCGGATGCCAGTTCGAAATCGGGAAACTCCATTTCGACATCGTGCGGCGAACTGGCGAGGACCATCTCTATGGTCACCGATGCCGGCGTCACCGTCGATTTGAGCAGTGGAGTGATTTCCCTTGTCACATTGTCCAGCGTGATCTGGATGACGTTGGATGCATCCTCCCCATCCTCGGGCAGGCTCACATCCATCGGGAAGAAGTAGTAGTTCTGTCCCCGGCTGACCGTGCCGCGCAACTGCTCCTCAGCGTCCAGCAGATCAGCGTTGTCGGAAGACAAGCGCCATATGCTGCCCAGATCAGGGTGAGCGATCGTAAGCAGCAGCACGGGAAGTTCGTCCGTCTGCTGATCGAACATCGCATGGCGGAAGGTGTCGGAAACGGTTCTCATGGCAAAATCACCAGATCAAAACTTACAATCCAGTCGAGGCCGCGAGGGGCCCAACGTGGAAGATCGCGGCCGAACTGGACAATCCATGTTCCCGGCTCGTCCTGTGCCGGAAAGGTGAAGGGTTTGACGCCGCCAGCGGTGTCCGTCGTCACAAACGTCTTGAAGATGGCCAGTTGCTCGTTGGTCATGTGCATGGAGAAGGTCAGCGGCCGAGGCACGGCAGAAAACCTTCGCCTCACCTTGGCAATGCCGGAATCCGTCTCGGTGCGGGCTCGGCCGTCGCCAAAGCCCGACTGATATCCGTCGCTTAAGGCTTCCTGCGGAAGCGTTGCCGGCCACGCGATCATCGCCTCACCACCTGATTGGACAGTCCGTAAGCACCGCGTAGCTGGCGATTGGTGGCAGCGGATGGCCGTCCCACCTCATCCTGTGTCGTGCGGCGGATAAGAATGTCGAGCTGACGCGTTCCGTCCGCCCCAACGGTTTCCCGCTGCTCGACCTCAGGCGCTCCGGCCTCTCGCTGATCGATGATGTTGACCACCATTCCAGCCCGTGAAGCTTCCGCCACCGGCTGATGTGCCACCGCAGCATTACCCGCGTATGCATAGCTTGGGGCCGACGGGACATAGCCACCCCTGTCAAACCCCGGCAGGTTGCTGTTTGCTGCAGAGTAGAATGGCGTAACCAGCCCGCCCGTTTGGTAGCCCTTGGCTGCGTTGTGAAGTGCGTCGAGATACCCTATGCCGAGCCGATCAACAGCTCGCTTGGACATCACGTATTCGCCTGCGTGTACGATGCCCGCCGGCTGGGAAGCCGCCCCCGGTCCGGTGTAACCGCCATCGGCATAGAGACCGCCAACACCAGCTTTGATTGCCGCTGACGCTGCCGGCGAGTAGCCAGCGCCACCGAATGCGCCCATCAATCCCTGGAACACACTATTGATCATCTGATCGAGCGCCATGTCGATCAGCTTTTCAGCGATCTTGTTGAGCGCATTCACGGCTGCGTCGGCAAACGCATCCCAGAAACTCTTCCCCTGATCGAGACCTGACCGCAGATCGGAGAAGAAGCCTTTGACTGTATCCTTGGTGAAATCGAAAGCATCGCGCAGAACGCGGGTGCGCTCCTCGGCTTCCGCCATGCTGTCAGCAAGAGCCTTGAAGCCCTGCTTATCCGCCTCGGTGAGCTTCAGGCCCGCTCGCCGAGCCTCATTCAACAGATCCTGCTCGTACCGAAGCGCGTTGGCTGCCTGTTCCGTCATGCCGAGAACGGAGGCTTCAAGCTCTTGGGCGCGGATGAACTCGGTGGCGCTGGCGACGAGCCGGTCGTACTTCTCCGCCAGCTTTTCAGCTTCGGATTTGGCCTTCTTCTTGGCCTTTTCGGTCTTGCCTAAACCGTCCGCGAGAGCACGGAGCTTATCGGCAGCAGCAGAAGCCCCCTTGGAGACCACCCCCCCAATTTCTCCAACGTAGTCGACGCCTTGGCGGGCTTGGTAGGCTGCATGTGCCGCTTTCTCCGCACCAGCTTCAACTTCATCCACCTTCTGCTTGAAATCGGAGAAATCGAAACCCAATGAGACGTCCTTGTAACCAGTCAGCCAGTTGTTCATGGTGATGGCATCACCACTGAGGCCATCCATGAGAGCGTTCCAAGCCAATTTCCCGATGCGCCCGAACTGGTTCGGCAGTTGCTCCCATACAGCAACGACCGCATCGTATGCGCCTACCATTGCTCCGATGATGTTGTTCACTCCGTCCTTCACGTCCCTCACGATGTCGCGCCCAAATATCTGGGCGAGTTCATCCCGGAATATGTTGGCGGCAGCAACAGCGGCAGTAATGCCCAAAACGAACGCTGCAGCCGGGTTAGCTGCAGCGAGGGCGATTGCGAGAGTGCCTACAGCCTTGGCGGCGCTGAGGATGCCGAGCGTTACGGCTTGCAGGCCAGCCAATATAGCGGGCGCATAGATAAGCGCGAGACCAGCCGCAGCCATTGCGGCATACGGCGCAACCGCCTCGATCGCATCGGCCAACGTGTAGAGGCCGACCTTCGCCCACTGCGCCCAATCCACCAGCTTGGCCAGTTCCGCAATGAGGACGCCCACGGCGACCGTGACAGCGTTCAGGATGAAGCCGGCAATCACCTCTTTGACTTTCCCCAGCGCCACCGAAAAGCCCTGTGCCGCCAGCGAAGCATTCTCCATGCCCTTGCCCGCGTCATTAGCGGCCTCGCCATGCCCTTTTATGCTCTTGGCAGCATCATCCGCAGACTGAGCCGCATCCTTGATCTTGGCGCCCGTCCGAGCGACGACCTCGTCGTAGCTCTCCCATTGAATGCGAGATTTCGAAGTACCAGCTGTGATGTTCGCCGTTGCCTTTGCAGCCTTGCCGGAAGCGCCAGCTACTCCAACCGCTGCATCTTCAGCCTTCTTGGCAGCGGCCGACATCTTGGTCAGGGCCAGGGCGGCCTTTTCTGCATCCTGATATTCGACGGAAAGACCGAGGTGGGCGATGTCAGCCATGGGCTTTACCTCATAGGCGCCTGCGAGCTAACCTTCCTGCCTTTTCGGCGGGAGGAACAGCGTGCGCTTTCTATTGATTGGGGCGATTTCCGGGATTCTGGCTACGCCAGCCGCAGCGTGCAACGATACGCTATTCAGTGTTATCGATTGGCGCGCCACAGTGGATAAGGGGCAAAGCGGAACAAGCACAATCGTTGAGGTCGATCTTCGATATGATGGCAAACACGGCTATCGAATGATCAACGCCGCAGTCATGTTCTCAGATGCCATCGGCAATGCTCTAGTGTCGCCTCGCCTAGAACGGGATGCCAGCGTTCAGCCGGGTGACAAATTCACCGTCTCTGCCACTTTTCAAGACGCCATCCGTCTAGCCACAATTCACAGAGATGACGTAAGCATTCGCACCTGCGTTTGGTCGATCGTCTACGACGACGGCGCCAAGGAGGAATTCAAGTAATAGGGAGGCCGAAGCCTCCCTGGTTATGCGGTCTTAAGCCCCTGCTTGCTCGCCTGCCCCAAACCGTCCTTGATCGCCTGCTGGCGATCACGCTCCGAAGCCTGATGTTCAGCCATCTTTTGCAGGTATAAGTCGTCCACCGCCTCGATCAGATCGATGTCGCGGGGATCAAGCCGAAGCCCGGTTCTGCGAATGAAGGCGTCGATTGCCTCTATGGTGATGGGGTTCGGTCCATTGAAACCGGCCGGCGTCCGGCGGCGCAATCTCACCCACGCCTGCCAGACGTAATTCAGCGCCAGCGGGAAAGGAGGGCATTCCAGCTCGGCCAGAAGCTCGTCCGCCACGTCCTGCCGGTTCTTGCGGATCGCCCGCTCCAACCTGCTTTCCAACCGATCCCGCCGTGTCCGCCCTTCCTCGTCGCGGTCGAGTTCAAAACTGCGCTCGGCGTACCCGGTCAGTTGCTCGCCGA